TGGCCGCGGTGGACGGCGACGGCGATATGGAGAGTCCGACTGGCCTGCACCGCAAGGTGCTGAGCACGGACGATTTGACGGCGACGGTATTCCGGGAGTCCAGGCTGTCGCTAATCGATGACGACGAGCGCCTGCGCCGCAGGCAGTATGTGTACGCAGTCAAGGTCTACAAGGGGTGATGATGGTGCCGACAACCCAGCAGATAGAGAATGTGCAGTTCGACTACGGGCTCGTGTTCCTGGACTACGGCGAGGTCAGCCAGGTTCAGCTCGGGCCAACCCGTGGTGGCGGTGAGTTCACCGCGTCCAAGACGATCCGGGATATCGAGTATGACGGCCGCAAGGGCAAGACCAAAGGGCTCCAAGTGATCGACGAGATCAACGCCATGCTCAAGGTTGGCGTGATGGACACCTCGCTCGAGGTGCTGGGTCTCCTGATGCCGCACGCAACGTACGACGACGGCACAGGCAAGATCGTGAACGATGCCGGTGGCATTGTCGAGGCGGCAAAGTACCTGACCAACGTTACGATGTTCGGCAAAGTGATCGGCGGCGGGTACAAGAAGATCACGCTCTACAATGCCATGAACGAGGCTGATTTCGTGCTCTCAGCACAACCGAAGGGCGAAGGTGTGATTGCGTGCGAGTTCCACGCCCACTTTGACGCCACTGATCCCGACGTGCTGTTTGAGATCGAGGACATCGAGAGCATCGGAGCCGATTCGACCAAGCCGACGGTCGAGACCACTCCTCAGGATGCAGCCACCGGTGTTGTGGTCTCGTCGAATCTGACGGCCACGTTCAGCGAGGCGATCCGCTCAGCGGACATCACGAGCGGCAACTTCTTGCTGATCAAGGTGAGTGACGGCACGATTGTGGCCGGCGCACTGACCTACAGCGCAGCAACGAAGACCGCCACGTTTGATCCAACATCCAACCTTGCTTCCAGCACGGCGTACATCTGGGTCATCTCAGGCGTGCGCGACCAGGCCGGCAACGTCATGGATCCGGTGGCCGTTAACTTCACCACGGCCTAAGCAGGCCAGCAGTAAACCAGAGCGGGGCAGAGACCTATCCCTGCCCCGCTCCTTTCTTCAAGAGGGGGTTTGTGCGTGCTAACCATCAAGCAGAGCGTGCGGCTGTCCGCGATTATCGACAAGCTCGGCCTTCAGATCACGGACCCGGAAGCGGACCAGAAAGCCGTCGGGGCTGACCTGGTGATGCAAATCGTGCGCAAAGCGCACCTGGCCGAGGCCGAGATCTACGCCTTTGTTGCCGAGGTCAAGCAGATCCCTGTCGACCAGGCCGCTTCGGTGGACATCGTCGCCTTTGTGCGCGAGTTCCTGGGGCCGGACGTGATCAGTTTTTTCGCCTCTGCGCTCAAGTCCCAGCCGCCCGTCTGATTGAGATGCTGTCCGGTCCATACGACTGGGCGGCCATCTCCGATCTGCCGCTGTCTGCACTGTTCAGCTTGATCGCGCACGCGGCCGAGCGGGAGCGCGA